CTTTGTAGATGCCCAACCTCTGCGTGATTTGGCAAAGGGATAATCTGCACATTCATAGCAAGTGGTTGAAGTATCATCACATCCATTGAATGTTGATGTATTTGCCCAATAGGTTGCACCTACTGTTCCATATACTCCATCGTGTTGCAAATCGGAACCTGGATGATTAGTATTGCATAAATTCCAATATGTTCTTGATTGTTCAGATGTATTTGGAGCAGTGGATACAAATCCATCAAAACTAATTGATGAAAATGCAGTTCCTCCGTGTGTCAATCTGAAATTTTTAGAATACGTTTTTCTTGCTTGATTTCCTCCAGCAAGACCTGTATTGGTTGGAGTAGCATTTTCAATATCGCTTGATGATGGAATTACAGGAGTTGAATTTCCAAGACTTGATGAATACCATGCTTGATGGTTTCCATTTGGATTTATTCCACTAGTAAACTCAATATGATTATAATTGTAATATTGATCAATGATTACTGGAAATTTGCTAACAATTAACAACCAAGCATCATCTTCGCCATCATGTCCGCTATTGAGGGTAAATCCGTACCCTGATGGATCATATTGACTATAATAATAACCAGCAGTTGCGGCGGTGGAATTATTCAAGAATCCAAATATATTTTTTGAGTTTGTGCTATCATTATTTGTTGCAGGAATATATGCTGGTGGAATTCCACCCATTGCAGTTGGTCCATAGCATAGAGTTCCCTTTGGTTTAAAGATTCCTGCTACGATTCCTCCAGCAAATTCATCTCCAACCTTGAGATTGTGAGTTATCAATCCTTGTCCTGCAAGAGTTCCATTTGCTTCATATGCCCATGTATTTGGTAATGGTAAAGTTCCAGACCAATGTTGTTCTACAATGAATGGTTCTTCTGCTGATGCACAGCAACCTTTATATGGAAGAGAGCAATCAAAAGTTCCACATGTATTTCCACATCCAAAGAACTTTCCACCCTGACTGAAGCAAGATGCTGCTCCAGTATTTGGAGTGCAGTTGCCAGTTTTGCAGCAACCACCCGTTCCGCCAGAACATGGAGAAACTGTATTCAGACCATTGACATATGAACATGCTCTTCCAGTACCTTGCCAGTATTTTGTGCAATTTGCCTGTGTCGTTGATGTGCAATTTCCTGCACCATCGCAGCAAGCACCATAACCAAGATAAGATGCACTGCAATCAATAGCATCAATATTTGGAATGCAGTTTGAGAATGGAGTCCAATTGAACCATGGAGTTCCAGCATATGACTGAGATAGACGAGAGCAATCACAAAGTCTCAATCCACCAGTAGTGGTATCCTTCGTCACATTGCCACTTGCATTCAGATAGCAACAGATTCCGCGAACATCGCTTTCCGCTGTACATCCAGCATATCCATCTCCTTGATCAAAGAAGAATTGTGCAATGCCTTGTTGAACATATGGTTTGCAGTTATCGCATGTCGTGACATAAGAATCCCCCGATGCACATGCAATGCAGCAAAGACCAGTTGAACTTCCAGATCTACCACATACTGGATCTGGTGGAATACCAAATCCACCACCAGCATTTGGATCGGTATTTGTATATACATCATCCTGAAGATTCATCGAACCAAGGCAGTTTGCATAATTTGCATTCCATTGCACTTGACTTGTTTCTGAATTGTATATACCGAAGTTTGCGTACCAAATATTATCCAAAGAAACCATGTTGATTGCATCGGTTCCTGTAGTCAAGCATGGAGGATATGTCAAAGGCCATGAAATTGAATATGAACCAGTGTTTAAAGTAATTCCTGCGGTAAGATTATCTGTTACTGCATATTTTGTCAAAATTGAATCAGAAGATGTTACTCCAGAAGGAACTACAATTGTTATTCCTTTTGCTATATCGGAAGATGGAGGATTTCTTACAAGAACAATTTGAGCATCGACTCTTTCTCCAGCAATGACTTGAGGAGTGAATGCATTGAGAACGAATGTATTTGCTTTTTCCCAATCGATTGGCCAATAAAAATAACGACCAACTGTAGATGCTCCTGTAGTTGGATCATATATTGTTTTCTTTACAGGATTTACAAAATGAACTCTTTCACCATAGTTCATTACTTGCATATCTACGGTTTGGGTCGTGCTATTGTATTTTGTTCCAGTAAGACCGTAGAATTCTGTTCCAGATTTATATACGACCAATTGACCATCGGTTCCACCAGATATTCCAAGATACTTCACATTTGTTAGATTATAGGTTATTCCGATAGTTCCACTATCCGTGGAAGTATTGATTGTAATAACAGCACTTCCAGATCTTGCAGATGCAGTGGTAATGCCTCGCAATCTTACAGATCCTATAAGATTTTTATTTGGAAGAGTGCTATAAGATACTCCTGCCAAGATAGGAATACCATCTCCTGAAACAGTCTGAGCACCTGCAAAAATATAATAACTTCCAGTTTCGCCTTTTATGTTTGTTCCAACATAACTGGTATTATCTGAGAATGTAGTGACAACTATATTATTTACTAAAGTTATTCCGATGATATTGCCACCAGTAGCACCAGTGCCACCAGTTCTTCCTATAGGACCATCGTTTCCTGTATTTCCAGTTGGACCTGTTGGACCAGTTGGACCGAATGCTCCTACAAGTTTTCTTTGAATATATGGGCTACTGCCTTGAATCATATTACATTCTCAATCTTGTTTCCATTGCTGAAATTCGTGCTTCAAAATCATTAAGTATCGTTTCTACATTATTTGCATTTGCACCAAGAGTCAATGTTGTCGTCTGCAAAGATGATGTATTTACATTTGTTGGTACAGATACCTGAACGCCAAGTGGTTTTACCTTGATTCCTACTTTAAAATTCTGAGAAATTGTAAGGTTTTCTCCACTCTTTCCAGATATAGAAAGAGGTTGGGTCAATGTCACAATTGGTGTATATACTGCATATATTTCAGTATCGACAACATTTAATTTCGTCGAGGTATTTGCATTAGTGGATATTGAAATTTGTTTGCTTGTTGATGCTAGATCTGTCGATGCTTCTTTTTGAAGGTATATGTTTTTATTTGCATATTCAGCAGTAACGACAGTTCCAGAGTAATCTGAAGAAGATTGTGTTGCTACTAAGGTTGGAACAACAGAACCTGGAACTATTTCAAGGGTTGTTACCTTTTCAACATATCCATATTGTGTTCCAAATTTTGCATAGAATTCTGGATAATCTGCAATTGGAAGTTCATGTGATATTGATGCATCTACATAACCTTCTTCAAATGCATCATCTCCAAGCACAAATTGCAATTTTCCAAGCAACTCGCCATCAAGGAAAGATGCTTGAACATCTCCTCCTATCTTATATCCAAGGTAATTGACTACTACACCAGTATATGATCCGTGTGGAGAAATTTGATATACTGGTTTCACAATATGTGTCAAATCTGTTGGTGCAAGATTCTGCAATGTTCCAGCAGTATTTCCACTAAGGAAGTAGATATCATTTCCGCCAGATCCACCACCACTTCCCATGTCTGCAAATTTAGTTGAATCTAGATTCACAGAACCATAAATCACAACACTAAAAGTAGAACTGGTAGAATCATAACCTTCAATTACTCCAAATACTTCTGAATTTTCAGCAAGATTTGCCTTTGATGCAGTATATCCTGAAGTTGGAACATCATATCGAATAACATTTCCAGTGGTAAGTCCAGAGACATAAGGAACTGAAATGAGAAGTCTTGATCCTCCTTGCGTTACACTCAGAGAATTTATCGATGCTTGGATATTTGAACTATTGCTGCAACTTGGCATGGTCTACTCCATTAGATGGGATAACTTGCATCTGCTACGACATGGCAATTAATTACATCATAAGGAACTGCACCAGATCCAATATTTATTCTGACTGATGATGTATCTTGAACTGTAGAAACTGTCGAACTTCCAAGTCGAGAATAGCGCATGGCATTATTATAACCAGTGGTAGTGCTTGCATTTCTAAGATCTTTCGAAGCGGTATAATTATACATTTCACTTGCAATTCCAGTAAATGGAGAATATACGGTAACCGATGGTTCTTCTCTCATTATTGTTGGGAACTTCAATACTGAGAATGGACTATTAGGAAGATATGTGAATGTATAGGTGTTCAATGCTGGTTCATCTGTTGGAAGCATTGTCTTGGTTGCGCTTGTTTGTGAAGAAGAATATGTAGTATAATAGAACTTTTGTGCTTTCTTAAACTTATCTTCATATCTCTCAAAATTGTGAGATGGAGTAGAATATACTCCATTGTATACGACAAATGATGCAACACTGACTGTAAGATTGGTTCCAGTTGGAAGACCCAAATCATATGCTCGTTTTACTGCTGGAATCATGTCAATTCCAATCTCAATATAGTCATCACTAAATGGAGGAGATGCAGTGAGATCTGGAACTTCATATGTCAAAGTATGCTTGGTCCATGTAGTGGAAAGATCGACTGTTGCAATAGTGGATTTGCTTACCTGTGAACCACCAGAATATCTTGCAAAATAAACCTTTGCGCTATATCCAGAAAGAGCACATTTAGCATAGAATCCAACCGTTATATTTGATCCATTGAATGTATTGATATTTTCAATTACATGTCCAATTGAATATGTATTTGAATTTGGATCAGTTCCACCAGGATTTGCAACACATTTTATATTAACATAATATGATGGATTACCTTCAACCTCTGTGCTGGTAGAAGAAAAATCTTGTCTTACCAGACTTTGAACTCCACTGGTTATTCCAGTTTGGCGACGAATCCAATTGTCAGCAAAATATACATTTCCTGCGGTTGTATATGAAGTCTTTCCTGTATCTCTTTGCCATACCGAGAAATCTCCATTGAATGCAAAATTTTGTGTATTTGTCATTACAAGATTGCTAACAAGATTTTGCAATGATGCTGGACCAGCATTATTGAGATTTACATTCTTTATATCGACATACCAATATGATGGAGAAGTATCAAAGACAAATCCAAGTCTTGTATTTGGATTATATTCATTGTAATTTACTTTTTGCATCTGAGTGATTCCAGCGGCAGAGACATTATATGTCACTCCCGAAATCAACCACGATCCTACTTTTGAACTAGAATAAGAAGAGATGCTGTATGGAAGAATTACTGTAGAACCATGAGTAATCAATTGGTAAATTAGATCAGAACCACTTGTGGTTATGCTTTCTACCATTCCTATAATAAACTCTTCTTCGTTATTAACTCCATAATATGAATTTGCTTGTGGCGTAGTATATGTGTAGTCACTGCAACCAGAAAGGAACCAACCATTGATCGATGTTCTTCCAGTATCTTTCAGGTATTGATGAAAGAATGTATTTCCATCGATTTGATCTTGTGCGTAAGAAAGGAAGTTTCCTGCCGAGAATCCATATGTTCCTGGATTTCTGGAAGCAGGAAGTGTGATGTAAATCTTATTTGATCCAGAGTTTCCATTTCCAATAGTTGTTGAATTTAAATAATTTCCACGATATTGCACTATCATGCCAGCGGTTTGACCAAGACCAATAATAACTGGTTTTGAGACATATCCAATCGTGCTTGGTTCAGTTGTCGTGATGCTTCCACTTGAAGATGGACTCAAGAAATAAACACAACCAGGAGAAAGAGTTCCTCCCGCAACAGTTGTAAAGTTTCCATCGATTCTACCAGAGACTGTTACTACCGAATACTTGTTATTTAAACTGGAAAGCACACCAATTACTTCAGCACCATCTGCACTGTTTGCCTTTGCAAGAGTATAACCAGCACTAGTTATTCTAACTACAGATCCAAATGTATATCCAGAAGTTCCAACGGTAATTCCAGTAGTCTTGAATGAGGTATTTGGAACAACAGTTTCACCTAGGAAACTAACTGCACCCGAGAATGTAAGACCTCCTAGTATATTTCCAGAAGTTCCACCGATTGAAACTGTAACAAGACCACTTGTAGCATCTGTAGTGGCAAGAACACCATCACCACTGGTTACACCAGATACTGTAATTTGATTTAATTTAGAAATAATTTCATTATTTTCTTTGATAAACCAATCATAAAATGTTGAAGTACCTGAAAGTTGATTTATTGTAGTGTTAAATGCCATTTCAATTTCCTGAGTTAATTAACTATAACATCTTGATCGTCCATGAATTTAAAGGTAGCAGTTGTGCTACTTGTTATGTTTACTTTAAATATTGGGAAGAATGTAGTTGAAGTTGTTGCTGTAAGAATGGAAGTTTCAGTTACTGTTGCTTTCTTTCGTGAACCACCACATGTATAATATGTGTCAGTAAGACCAGATGAATTATCTCGTAACGATGCATCCTGATCTGAATTGCATGTTGCTGCCTGACAGCATTTGATTGTTTCATTGTTTACTGTTAGTCCAACATATTCGGTTGAACCAAGACCAGATGTAGTTGTAAATGTAAATGAAGTGGTCGAGAGATTGTTATAAATCCAGAAACTAAGTCCAGAAGTTTTCTCCGTCCATAAGAACCAACCATTAGGTATAGAAACCGTGAATGTGCAGCTGGATCCTACTGTTGTTTTTGATGTAATTGATACATTTTCTGGATAAAGTGGAATTGCACCTTCCCAAAATGGAATTTTATATCCAGATTGTTGCCATTTAGCATTTGCTCTTTGTGTCAAGTTAGCATTGACAAAGAAAGATTCTTGAATTTCGTTCAATTCTGATGCCTGAAGAGCATAACCTGGATTGAAAGCGGTTAGGTAATAATTCTTTCCATTATCAATTTGAGTCGAAATTCGACTTAGATATGGAGATTCTGTCAGCGGTAAAGTTGTTCCAAATGGTGATTTCATTACATTCCTCTAACCATATTTATACGGATAATTATCGAATCAACATCCGCTACAGGAAGATCAGCTGATAACTTAGTGGTGGAAAGAATATTTCCAGTGTATTGTATAAATGATGGAACTTCCTCGACAGTTTTGATTTTTGCTCCAGGTTTAGTCGTTCCACCTTTTGGACCAACTAAAGAAGAACCATTCAAATTTGCTGCATATACATATGGAATATTTTTAATTTCTCCAATTGCTGTTGATATTGCTCCACTTACAATATCACTAACACCACCAATCGAAAGATCTGTAATGGTAATACCTGTAGTAGTTGATGTATCATAAACTTCATCTGCTTCTGGTAGCAATGCAGAAGATAGAGGAGCAGAAAATTTTGCTTTGATTGTTGTTCTATATAAAATATCCAATTTCTTATTAATGTCAGTTCCAGAAATGACTTCTGCCGATCCAGATATTCCAATTGGATTTTCAATCAATCCAAAGAAATTGACTATTTGTGGAATTCCAATTCCATTGTCTATGAGAGTTTGTTTCTCAATTCTAGCATCAATCATTACATGTTGTGCTCCGAGAACTGAGATTGGATCGATTCCAATGTGATCGATTTTATCCAAATTTATTGAAATTTTATTGATAAGAGTATCTGCACTTACACCAGCAAATACAGATTCATCCATAGAAAGTATGATTTCTTTATATCCAGATCCTCTTGCAATTACTTCAATTCCAGAAATTATATAATTGTCTTGATAAATTGTAGTTAACAATCTGATTCTGCCATCGGAACCTGTATTGCTGTCTATTGTAAATTCTGGATTTTCCTGAGTTACGATAAGTTGATCATTTGTAAAACTGGAAAGATCTACAAATGCAGATAGAATGCATCCATCATCGATATTATGATTTTCATTGATGTTGTAAAGATGATAATAAGGAGATGCACTTGACAACTCATTTGCCAATATCAAAGTACCAACTTCTTCATATGGAGAATGAATGGTAATTGCATCTGGAATCGTATCCCCATCTGGATAAAATACAGAAGTAAATTTATCATTATTGTACATCAGATAATGACAATCGCTGCATGTTATATTTTCTGCAACCGTGAACAGATCTCCAATTTGATATTCGATTGTTCCATCATCATCATCGGTGCTTAATGCTAATTTTGCATATATTCCACAGCTTCCAATATCTCCTGTAGAGTAATCGCAAAAAGTCTGTGTCTTTGCCAGTTGAGTTTGTTGATCCGAAGAATCAAAAGTATCAAAGGAGATTACTGGAATCCACTTGGAAGTTACAAATCTTTCATGAGATGGAGTGATTTTGTATAATGTCAACCACGAATATCCATCAGAGTATGATTGGATTCCAGCAGTATGGGTTGGTCTTATATTTGAAATATTTTTAGGAGTTGTTACAGTGTTGTTTGCATTATCTGAAATGCAAAGATATACATAACCATTTTGATCATTGTATGCATAAAAATTTCCAATATTTGTGGAATTGGAAGACCATGGAGTATATGATCTTTTTGCAATCCATTTTACATAAGGAACAACTGCAACTACGCTATTTTGTCCAATTCTTAATGCAAAATCTGAATGATTCCAGATATCAATTGCAGTTTGAGTAGAATTCGATGTTGCATTTGTTGTGTCAGAACCGACAAAAACAAACAGCTGTTTGTTTACACCTGTTTGATTAATAAAATTTTTAACATTTTGACTTTTTGTACTCATTGGTTTATCGCTTTATGCTATTCCTACTCCGCATATATTTCCAGCATTGGGCGATCCAAGTTCTGCTGGGTAGCACAATTCTAACATTGTACCAATATATAGATCTCTAAAATTGAAAATATCCGTTTGTTCGGTCCAATTTGGAAACAGATATGTTGGTCCGCTGAATCCCGAATATATTGTTCCACAGCAACCAGTATTTGCAGTCAATCCTACAAATGTGATTCCCGTTCCAGACCAAGAACCAGCAGGACCGTATATTCCTGCGGTTCTTCCAGAATAATCGAATGATATACCATATGGTGCATAATTTCTAAGTCTTGCAAGTTCACATACAAAAGGAACTGTTTCGTCATATGTTGGACCTTGATAATCTGCCAAAGTCTTCTCAAATACAACTTTCAATCCAGCTGGATGTGCTACACTTAGATAAGTTTCCTGATATTCATTTGCAACAATTCCAACACTTAGAAGATATGACCAATCCTGAATCCAATTTCCATCCTGAATTCTAGATCCATTTAAATAACTTCCACTTAATGTTCCAATAAGATCATATGATCCAGTTCTACCTGGAAATTTAAAGTTTTCATCGTAAAAACGACCACCATTAAGTCTCAATATTGATTTTTTTGGAACTTCTATCTTTACATCTTCTTCATTTACACCAAATAGAGTTTTGAAGAAATATCGAATTCCATCCTCTGTTGTCTTCTTATGATAAAAAGTTCTTCGAATTCCCTTCATGAACTTGGTTAGGTTTTCTGCGGTTATCAGTCCACCATTGTGCTCTAGACCTTTTAATTGCAATCCATCGACATAGATTTGGGAAAGTCTTTCAAGAAAAGTTATTCTTGTTTTCTCTATATCAATTAAATCTAAAAATTCACTGCTTAACTCATATTGAGCACCAGTTGAATTGTCGCAATATAACCAATTATAGTATTTCTGAACAAAGTCAAATATAGAAAGACCATCATATCCAGATTCTATTCTATCTTGCTTTTCGTAAATAACCCATAAAGGAATTTGGTTTGATATGTCATATTGAACGCCACAACTTCCAGTATCAAAGATGAGGGTCTGGAGTTCATCAATTACGCCTGTCAATTCAGCAAGTTTGGATCTTACTGTTACAGATTGGGAGTTGAGTGTTGTTGATAACATTAGACTACTGTGATGTTGTTTATTTCTAGATTTACTAGATTATTCAATCCGACTGTTACGCTCTTGTTTTTAAATTCTGCATTAAGTACAGCAGTTGAACTTATCACTCCACTTGGAATGGATATCACACCTTTGAATGCAATAAAAGTTCCATATGTTGTGCCAGATATTTGTGTTTCGATTCCATCTGGAGTAATAGACCACAATTGCAAATTTTGCTGACTATTTTTGGAAATAAGACTTGTTGCATACATTCTAAGAACTGCTTTATTTCCTGTCGTAGAACTATTGATTCCATCAATTTCAGAATCAAATGGTTCGGTGATGGATATTAAAGTTGCAATTGGAAGATATAGTTCATTTCCAATATTAAAAACATAATCAATTCCAGAATACAATGTTTGATTTACATATACATTTATGTCATCTGGTTGAATTCTCAATGACTGAATCGTTGAGTTTGTGCTTTGTGCCAATCCATCGACAAAGTCTGTTGCACTGAACGAAACATTGTATTTTTGGGATTTTGCATAATTTTGATTAAAGGTTGACCTGACCATCTGAGAACTTAGCAGTCTATTGTTTGCAGTATTCTGGGTATTTGCTCCAAGACTATAAGTTACATCGACATTGATTGTCAGATTATTAGATGTAACATATTCTGGAAGAATCGTTATAACGCTGCGTTCCTTCAGATAATTTATAAATTCATCTATCTGCGAATCGCTGATTGGATTGTTTGTGGTGACAAATACTCTTCCGAATCTTGCTGGAGAAAGATCTTGACCACCGAATACATTGAATTCTGTATCATCTACAAAATATCCAGCTTCTATTAGCAATGCCTTGTAGTCGTTAACCGTGACCGCTCTCTCCTGTGATGCAAAATATTTTGGAGCAACAAATCTTACGGTATCCAAGTTTGGTTTATCTTTGCCACCATTTGATGTAGTTTCCGTGATTATAGAAACATCGTTGAGTGCAGGGCATGTGAATATGGATAATCCATTTCCTTCAGTGCCATTGGTTTTCAGATAACGAACGATTATATTTGTTATTGTCGAGTCTATGGATCTGCCTACTGAATTTTCTGTTCCAAACCGAATAATGAATCCAGTAGAAGTTCTCTCTACGAAATAGATGTTCTCATTTATCTGTGAAGTATATCCAACATTGTTTAACTTGGTCCAATCCGTAGTTAAGGTTGTGGTTTCATCTATTTGTTCGGTTATTGTAACCTTCAATGTTGCAAGATCAAAGTTTTCTGCTGCGATTGCGATTGTCTGATTGGTATAATCAAATGTTGGAATTGCATCGAATTCGATATAATTTGATGCCTCGAATATGTCAAATATTTCACTATTGCCATTTGTGAGTGGAATATAATCCAAATTATAGAAGTTATATTGAATTCCATTCGCATCATTTGTTAGAAATAATGTTCCTGCTGTGATGCCAGATGCAACTGATCCATTAACGGTTATCTGTGCTTTTGCACATGTTCTGGATGGAACTGTGTATCCAAGTGGTTTGCACAAGGAAATGATAGAATCTTCCTTTTGTGCGCTGTCTAGGAACGCTTCTGCATTGATCATGTTTGCATAATATGCATAGTAAAAAGTATTATATGCCATCAGATCAATTATACTCTGCATGGCACTTCCTTCGAAGTTGTAACCAGAGAATGTCGATTGACTCTTTAGAAAGTTTGTCAGACTAGTCTTGATCTGGGAAAACTCAAGACTACCTAATGTTGTTGGTGTATTTGCCATTATCTGGTCCTCAATATGCTAACTGTTATGATGTCTGAAATTCCTGCATCTGGAATATTAAAATCAACTACAATATTTATTTTATTTTCTGTTGGAACATTTTCAATCTTGACATCATTAATGCCAACACGGTTTCCTTCATATCTTTGAATGTTTCCAGCAATTATTGCCTGTGCAGCAATAACCATATCTGTTGTAAAATTTTCAAACAGATATCCGTATAAATTGCAACCAAACTTATAATCAAATGACCGTTCGCCATTGTTAGTCATGATTATATTTTTTAAAGATTGGCGAATGGCATTCAGATCTTTGGTTAGATTAAAATCTCCAGTAAATGCATTTTTACTTATAAAGAAAGGAATGTCAGAGTAATTGATATTTTTCTTTAGCATATTATTATTTATTTACCTTCTCGTCTAATTTTCCAAAAACTGCCAATGGTGCTTGAGCATCTTCTTGATTATAATGAAGACTGTTTCTTACCAGTGTAACATTCATCACATATCCAAGAGTTCCCGTCATAGTATGATCTATTTCCACAACCATCCATCTTCCAGATATCTTCTTGTATTCATTTGCGCTTTCTTGTGGCAGATCGTTTTGACTCATTATCTCTACAATTGAACCTATCTTGATATTGCTATTTGGAGCAATTCTGATCTGAATCTTCTGAGCCTGGAATTGAGATGTCGCTGCCATTCTCTTTAGAGGAAGACTTTCCGAAACTCCCCAGAATGTCGCATAGGTTTTGCTAAACTCAAGATATCTGGAGAATTTATCTCCTTGCTCTGGACAATTGCAACTCAATGGAGAATCTGGATTTGAATAATCGCATCCAAGATAATCTTCTCCAAAATTTTCTGCAATCAAGGAACATTCGTTTATTTCATTATAAAGTCGATACAATTCAAGATATGTTGGTTCTGCTTCCGTGGGCATTATATTCTTTGCTGGACAATTGCAATATGGACTTGCCGTGCAACCACTTGCAGATTGTATTAATCCATTTTTAATAGCATCGGGATTTGCACACTTGAGTCCCAAGTCTACACATGTTCTCATGCCCTTTCCAAATACAGTAAATTGCAATGCAAAATTACGATCAAAGAATTCATATTCTGTATCTACAGGTGGAGCAATGATTCCATATTCTGTCTCTCCACTAAGATCGTACTTCCATAGATCGGTTGCGACAAGCGATGGTCTATAGAGTAGATAATTTCCTGCAAGATAGTTCATCAACGATTCTTTGAAATAACCACTCAATGCAGTATTGTTTGCAGAAATTGAAGTCCTTGTCTCTGGATTGTCAACAAAGAATGTTAGATCTGGTGCTTCTGTTTCAAGCAAATCAAATGTTGCTGGATTATTTGACAAAGACAACCAGGATTCGAATTCATTTCCATACCAATTTCTCCAATAGTTTGGAGATATCGTGAAGATTCCCTTGCCACCAAAGAAATCTCTTGCCTTGGTATTTGGAGTCTTGAACATATTAGCAAAACGAATTGGAATGAACAAATTGCGTGGTACGAATAGTGACCACCATGAACGATGTGGTTTCAGTTTTCTGTAACTGTTGGGAAGAATATATGAACCAATCACTGAAGTTCTGTACAATGGATCAAATTGCTTTCCAGAACTTACACCATAATGATATAGAGATTCCATCCAATCTTGTGATTGGTTCTCAAAATAATACCCACCACCCATGTGGTAATCTAAATCGAATCCTCCACCATGCAGATCCTCCTGCATTGGATCATATGAATAATATGGGAATTCTGTTTCAAATCCTGCTTCTGGCCATAGATCCATTCCATTATAATCTGATGTCAGATATTCTGTCTTTGAAAGAACTGCACCCGTATCATGATTCCACCAATCATAATAATTACCCTTATCGATACCAATTAGTTTTTGATTTGTTGGAAGATCATCCTTTATCTTCTTTACTGCAACATCAAATCCATATGGATCGATTCCTATCACCGCTGCATTGTATTTGACACCTTGTCTCCCAAATGGACCAGTAGTGAGATTTACGATATATGGTAGGAAATATTCACTTCCAGCATCTCGAATAAATCCATTTGGAAAATCATTAATTCGATCTAGACCAATTGGAGTGCTGAATTCTATTCTTACATAAGAAGAAATTTCTTCCTTCTTGATGTTTGGTGGTTTCTTTCCATTGGTGTTGTAGAAATTGAATGCATCCTTATAATCCGATGTGACTGAATATTTGTTCAAATCTGATTGTGCATAACCATAAGAATCAACAGATCTTGTGCCAGAATTTACGATGTCTGTCAGATCGTTTGCACCAATATGAATAACACCAGTTTCTACTTCCTCGTCACCCTTGTATGATGGACCATATGTCGTAAATGCTCCACCATCAAAGAATGATGTGTCATCTGTAGCATCGGCATCAGTGAAACTAAACCATGCGTGTGGTTCTCTTGAAGTTATGAAAGAATCTGATTTATATCCCTGATCATAATATGGATGTGCAGTAGATCCTGTGTTTCCAGCAAAGAAAATAGAATACAACCAAGAACCTACAGATGCTCCAGTGACACCAACTTTTCTGGAAAGCAATTCATATCTGCTTCCACGAACTTCCTTGCGAGTTATGGATTTGATGTTTTCCAAAGACAATGGAGCAGTTACTGTTTCCTTTTCGCTGTTTCTAAAAATTGATTCTCCTGGTTTCTTTGAGAAGAAGAATGCATTTCTAGAATACCATTCAACATATGATGCTTTCCATTTATCTGTGTAATCATTTACAATCTTGGTTTTAAGATCCTGGAACAACTTTAGTTCGACATTGAGTATCTGTATCTCGGCAACACATGTTCTTCGAAGAACTTCAATTGCAGTTGAACTTAAGCAAGTGGTATTATAGCATTGACCAGAATACAGACAATTTCTTGTATCTGTTACAATGGTTTGATTTGTGATTGCAGGAATCAATCCAGATTCAGATCCATAATCTCCAAAAGACCAATCCTTTACATCTACATCCCACAGATATGGGGCAGCATAAAGATAAATTGGACTATATGTCTGACTTGATGTGGTATACTTGATGTATCCACGAATGATTGGATCGGTTGAGCATTCCGTCAGCAATGCGGGAGAAACATATCTGATATCTTCTGGTGTTGGAAGCGCAGATGGTCCAGTTGGTCCCGTTGGTCCTGTTGGACCAGTAGGCCCTGGTGGTCCTGGTGGTCCTGGAATTCCTCCACCTCCCCCATTATCGGTTCCACAACCAGCACAACTTTGAACTACAGTTGCATTCGATCCATATGTTCCATTTGTGCATGTTCCAACTGGTACTGGGAAGCAAGACAATCCTCCAAGTCCACCGCAGCAATATTCAAATCCTGTATCTGCTCCACCACCAGTATCGGATCCTCCACCACCACCCGCTCCACCACATACTCCACAAATCTCACTTGGTATCAGATTAGCACAATTAGAGGCAGATGTTAGAATTCCACCAGTACATTGAAATACACTTGCAATAGGATCGCACAAAATAGATGTTCCATCTTCAGAGCATCTTGCACATACAAGTACATCTCCTGTAGATTTGAACTGTATTCCAGAATTTGGTGTATTGTTTGGATCTTGCCCAAAAACTACTTGTGCAACACCTTTGTTTACTGGAATGGTATTTGAACCAACCATTCCAAACTCTTGAGAATTGATTGGCCAATCAGTAATGGTTTCACCAACAATTGCATCCCCGACATATCTAAATCCCTGAGAAAGATCTATTGGTCTTACATGATCTGAATTTTTTGTAAGCAAAACGCTAGCAAATATTGAATCTGCTCTTTGCTTATATGTCTGTGCTCTGGTATTGACAAAGTTCTCAAGATCAGCAATTCTTTGAGTGATTTTGTTGATTACAATATCATATTGTTTTGTTGCACGATCAATGACATACTTCACATATGCCTGTGGTGCTTCTGGTCCAGTTAGATTGAAGAATTGTCCAATTGATTGATTGTATGGTTCCTTGCTTAGATCATATGAATATGTCAATCCTCTTTGGAAGAAAGTATTTCCAGATTGGTAGTTTAAAAGATCTGTAAATGATCCAGCAGCAAGCAATTTGTATGATTGATTCTTGTCTGAATATATTCCTGTAGATCCAAACAATGCATTGTATGTGTATCCTCCAATTGGACCTGGATTGTTAAGCAATGCAATATCGGCAGTTGATCCAAGAGCACCATTTTCGTGGCAGCAAACCGTGCAACGATATACTTCCCATTTTCTCTTGGTATCTTTGAGTTTAGCATATTTTGCTCTCTTCGCCTTCAATGGATTCTTGATTTTGTTGTAGTATTTCTTGAATCCGTCTTTGAATGGAGCAGATGTAATGTCAAATTGTGGTTGCCATGATTTGTTTATCCATACACCACCATATTGATTACCATAATTATCCCAAGATTGGACATCTGGAACATTTAGGAAGTTATCATTGAAATAACCATAGATCTCGTCATCTAGGCGAATAGATGGTTTAGTTATTCCAGATTTTGTCTTTGTTGATGTATCAAATGTCTTTGGTATTAATGGATATTCATCGATAAGAGGAATAGGAAGACGACTTTCGTTGTAATTGTAAGTTACATCTGCTGTCTCTGTCGCAGAACCATGATCATGTGATGATGAAACAAAATCAATATATGGATTCGAATAGTTTGGGTCTATTCTTTGATAATGAGAAAACAATGCACCAGATTCAAGAAGATTCTGAGTGTTATATTCCGTAACAACATTAAATGCCAGAATTCTGTTTGGATTTGTTTCATCTACAGTGACTGCAAATCCATCTACTGGTTTTATCAATCCCTTTTCTTTTTGTTCATCGATGATATCGGTTAAAGAGCGAAAGTTCCAACCATCACGATCTTCCCAAAAGTAAAAGTCGTATTGATCCAATTTATTTTTTGAGTAATTGGTAAGATACTTCAACAATTGAGCAATTCTCATCTGACCTTTTCTCTTCATCCACGGATAAGAGATATTGTCAAATTTTAACCAAACACCTGTTGAAGATTCATCTATTTTGTTTATCTTGAATTCAAATTTCTTGAATATTTCATTTACTAGATAAAGATTTCCAGATTTATCTGGAGATTCTGTGGAAGACATTTCTCCCACGAAGTCTTGATAATTCTCCAAAAATGTCTGATTGTAATTTGGAAGAAACATCTGAGAACTTA